CCAAAGCGTTGAGCCTTGAACAACGATCCCTTCGTACAGCGCGCGGTCAATCGAGTCCATAGCCGCTGCAAATTCAGCGTGCCACGGCTCCGACAGAAAATCCGGCACCGCGAGCTTCAGATGTAGTGTATAACTCAGAGTCATTGCACTATCTTTCAGTTGTGTGAGTCACACAGCTATCGCTTATACTTACCACGCGAGAATAGAAACGACATGTTCACGATCTCAAGATTGCCTGCTCTGGCTCCGACGATCGCAATCTTCAGCTTCTTGAACTTAACAGGAAACTTGTACAATCTAGGATCATCACTTCTACGCCCGCCACCATAAGGCCCTGCATCATAGCCAAAACCAATAGCCTCATTTCCGATGAAATCCATCGAGAGAGCCGGAGGGAAAATTTGTACACCCATGACGTTCTTGTATAGGTTATCCACATACGCATTGACCGTGAACTCAGAGTCGCCCTTCGTCGCAATAGAAATGAAACGCAGCATCTTCACCCGCATTGGGTCTTTACTGTCGAGCCAAGGAAGCTCCATCTCGAATGGAATATTGATGCCTTCATATACCTCCCACCGCGAAGGGAGAAGGTTGCGATCTTGAGCGAACGTCGCAGGCGCTACAGAGCTTGTATGACCCACAATACAATTGTACACGATCTCATTAGTAGGATCGAGCACCAAGTCTCCAGGCACGTAACCTATTGCGTTCGCCCAAATCTTATCACGGTTCTCGATGCGATCTCTAAAGTAGTCTTCTCCTTCATACACAGCATTGCCATGTTGATACACTCTAAGCGTATCTGCATAGAACACACGACCTAGAAACGACTTACAGCCACACTGCACACTAATATTGCTAAACTCCGACCATGCACTGTATCGAAGCTTCGTACTGAAACTGTACGTGAGTATCTGCCCACTCGGAGTGAACAAAAGCATATCATGTGACAGCGGATCATAGATTTGGAAGCAATCTTTTAGTTGTTGCTCGTCTGTCAAGTTACCGATGTTCTCTCGGAACTCAGGCTCAATTCGTTCGCTAAGGGATTGACTCTCCAACGTACCGGACACACTGAGCAGATTCCGCCTTGCACTTGCCATTCCACCAAGTCCGGAAAATAGCAAGTCATTTTCAACAGGCGTGTAACATCGATGACCAAGGATGCCAAAGGACGGCATCGTATCAGGAAAGAACGGCTCATGTATTCTTGCATCATTATACGTTCCTAGTTTCACAATGACGGTTTGATCTTGGAAGAATACAAGCAAGTTCGACCTGAACCCTGCAATCCCTCGAATAGCAACCGCACCTTGAGGAGCAAACGCACCTACGTCAACAACGATTGAGTCATTCGGAATAGGATCGCCAGGAAACGTTCCAGCAGTTCCTACCGAGGAAACATAAATCAGTGTCGGCGAATTTCTATTTGACGCACTCCAGTACGTAGGATGTGCTATCATTTCCTGCGCGAACGTCGTTGGTCCTGCTGAGCTTGTGTTGTTTACAAGACAGACAAACAGTCCTCCATCAGCAGGATTAGCAACGTATTCACCTTTAGTATATGCGTGACTGTTTACCCAATCGAGTGCATCAACTGGAATGAGTCCTGCCACGCAATGATAGTTCGAAACCACGCATCCATAGCGGCCAACAGGAACGTTGACGTTTGATCCTGTCGCAAGGTCTTGAAGATATGTAACTTCAAGATCACGACTAATGGTTACAGGTTTATCTAGCCCATTATGAATAATCAGTTGATTTTTGTATGCAACGAAATCAACAGAAGCCTTTTGCGGCGAACCATTAGGATAGACCGTATCGAGGTTCGTTGACCAACCAGCAGGCGCTCCAGGTAGCAACGCCGCGATCGCCGTGTTCCAGATAACAAGCTTATCCCCATTCCCATCGATCGCGACGATATGTCCATTGGAGAGTACGCAGATGATATTAGCTGAGAAATAGATCATATTCACGATACGGGCACCAGCCTGCGTATCGCTTAGGTCCGCGAACCACTTCGAGCCGAACCTGATCTTCTGCGTGCCACCAGGAGTACGTCTGAAGTTCCGTACCTTAACCAGAAAGGTCGAGTCCATCTGGAGATCGGTTTCGATGGCATTCCAGCCACCACCGAACCCACGCAGAGTGATGTTTTCAAGCTTATTGCCTTTAGGGCTCTTGAAACCACCTGGGAAAACGGAGACGTTCATCTGTGTGACTCACACAAGTTAGTATGCGTATTCGGTCCAACGATTTGGGATCACAGGACCACCGCCCGTAACCGAAATCGGATGCTTCGCAAGCGCACCGATCACGTCCTTGTAGCGCATCTCCATCAGGTTCCGAACCACATCAGCCGAACCTGCATTCAAGTCATCCCCAGAGAGCGTCATGTACGCCGTCGCGTAGGCGAGGAGGTCTTCGTCAATGTAGAATACTTGCGCCCAGTCAAACGCAACTGCTGGTGGCACAAGCGGATATACCTTCGCCAACACGTTAATCGAACCGACTGCCGTAAGCGGGTAGAATTGCAGCTTCCATTTCGGATAGGCAGGGTTTGACGCATTGAGGCTTCCCCATGCACAAACGTTGGTTCCAGACGGTATCCACGCGCCAGGATTGGACTTCTTTGGCACGAATGGAATAGGTGCTCCACTCCCTACCGAATACGCTGCGATGAAGTCTTCAAAGTCCTTAACTTGCTCGAATGGTCCTACAAGCGGTCTGCCTGTTATGCCATCCAACGTGATCGTAAACCAACCGAGGTACTGATCCCAGTTGTATTTCTTGAACATCATATTAAACGCACGGATACAATCAGCCTTCATCCGATCGTCTGCGTACATCTGCACACCAGGACCGGCGACCTCACCTACAATAGTGAGCGCGGCGTCAACGATGCTTCGTATGGTCGCGCTCACTACTGCCTCCTCCGCTCCCGTTGTAGTTGTAGCTTAACCGCCGAAATGCCTAATTCCGACGAGGCCACCGTTACCGGCTGCGTTTACAGAAGGATCACCGGCGATGCCAAGCTGATAAGCAAGGACACCGTTCGGTGCTGAGGTCGGTGTGTAGATACCGCGAGGATCGCCTGTGATAGCGGTCTGCGGATCGGTGAGCACAGGCGCAGTAGTATTGGTCGTGATCTGCGCCGCACTCATGATGGTCGTGCCCTCTGCCGCTGTGATAATATTACCCTTCCACGGAAGACCGAGCCCGTTACCAACACCGATACTCCATGTCACGGCGTTGGAAGCTGTCGTGACGATTCGAGTACCGAGCACCCACTTGAACGCTTTCAGGCCAGCAATCAACGTCGCCGCCGCTGCCGCACCTGTAATACGTTCCGTGACCGGCTGACCGAGGTAATCGTACCCCAGAATGTCGACCACATTGTTCGTGCCAGGAACACCGGACGGAGTGACGGAGAGCACACGTCCGTACCTAGCATCGATTTGCACAGGCGATGATAGATACGCAACCGTTCCGTTCGCAGTGTTCACAGGGATCAGAGTAGCAATCGTCCCTGCGGCCGACGCTGCGGGAATGCCGATATACGCTCGAAACGGCACACCATGAATGGCCCCACAGCCATATGCCATTGCTGGCACATACATGTTAAGGCCAACTGCAAAGGCTTGACGATCTTGCAACATTTAGGCTGCCTCCACTTCCGTCTGTTCAAGCTGCTCGGGCATGAGGACTGGACCAGTCTTCGCCGTCGCAAGCCTGATGACCTGCTTTTCCATGGACTCCATTGCCCCACGACGAACTGCATCGTCTTGGGACAACAGCATACGGCCGATGGGGCTGTTCGGATCATTCAACCCTTGCAGATTGATGATCGGTGCAGGCCCGTCGACCTTATAGTGGCGAAGCTCCTCCTTGTTACGGAGGCGCACAACGTGTCCACGAGGGAAATAAACCATGTAACCAGCAGGCTCTGCGATCATTTTAGTTTTGAGCCCGCCGCTTTTGGTCCACGTCGTCACAGGCCGCAGAACAGTGCCGATTGTCTCATTGAGATCAACCACCACGTAGGCGAGCCGTGCTCCCTGTGTTCCTACTGCAAGCATGTTAACTCCTGCTCTGTGTGAGTCACACAGGTTAGTTGGTGAGGTAAGCGTGTGTCCTGTAGCCGCGCCAGCTACAAAGCTGACCTTCCCACACGACACGACGACCGGCTGCGTCCGTATCCCAGGGCGCGACCAGTTGCTTGATCTTCATATTGACACCGCGAAGAACGTGCAGCGTCAGATACTCTTCATTGATGAAGTAGGCGACGTTCGGCGGAAGCTTCTCGTCGAACAACAGCGGGATGCCATTGTGTGTCGTGCCGGTGATGCCAAGGTTGATCAGCTTCTTACCGGTACCGGTTTCGCCAAGCTGAATCACGGTCTTATCGCGTGCCGCAGCCTTGTGCATACGGTAGATATTGCGGCCTGCGAAGATGACCGTAGGTTTCGGCGACGCTTGACCGTCACTCGAACGGTTCAGGTCTAGTTCAATGATGTCGTCGAAAGCCTCTTCGATGTTCTCCGGCGTGAGGGTTCCAGCGAAGTTGTAGCTTGATGTCCGCCATTGCGATTCGGTAGCAAGACTGATGCCACCGACTGACCCTGTGGTGGGATCGGCTGGGACGAGATTCCCAAGGCCATTCGGATCAGTTCCAGTTCCAATGCTAGTGTGGTAAGTGGCGAACTGACGTGAGATAGATTCGTCGAGCGCCATGATTTTGCCTTTGAGAATCTTAAAGATGACAGCTCGACCTTGGTTTTCATCTTCTTCCTGATCCGAAATGATCAGCGATCCCACGACGCGACTCATGGTATAGTTAACCGTCGTGAACTCGTTGGTCTGGTTGACAGGAACTTGATCATAGTACTGCATCGACGTGACGTTCGGGTTCAGACCGACAATCAACGGATTGCTGATCTGAGGTCCGCCGTCTTCCACAACTACACGCTTCTTAGCATGTAGATAGGCGCTGACAGTACCGGAAATCGCCGAGGCCATGATAAGCTTCGCACGACTCCGCGTCAGCATTGCATTGATCACGGTGTCAAGGGCTGGCATGGTGCCAAGTCTCCATTAGAGTTGTGTGAATCACACTAGTTCGTCATCCCAGCTTCGCGCATAGCCTTCTGGATAATTGCGTCGTAGGATTCCGTTACCGGTGCAATGTCGCCGTCGCCACCATTCATCGGTGCACCACGGCCATTTGGGAGACTTCGCGGTCGGCCGTTGGGCCTCTGCGAGTTCGTACGCCCCTGTCGGGGGTTCGTCGCTAGTTGTAACTGAATACGTGCCCAGACTTCCCCAAGGGTCATCCCTGGG